ACTGTTGTAACTACATTAGAGACAATATTAGTTAATACAGGATCCGACACTACAGAAGAGCTTGTTGGATATTATAATGAGATCTCTGGTTTATTTGCTACAGGCGAAGACGGATCTCTTACAGAAGCAGATCAAGAATTATTAACAGCTTTCTGGAATACCATGATTGAGCAAGGTGAGACAACTGGTGTTATCATGTCTTCCAAAACAATGGGTGATTATTTTGAACTCGTTAAAGAATATACTGGTCAATATAATGGTCAGATAGCTGAAGCAGATATGGACCAATTCTTAGCTGACTGGTTAGCTGAATCTGTACTCTTTGTTTCTGGATTAGATAATTCACAGAAATGGAGTCTCGATAACATTACAGAACATAGTCAATACGAAAACTTAGGTAATCTTATTGAGATGGTTTACGGAGAAGGCAGAACTCTTACGAATGAAGAAGCCATGCGTTATCTTACTAACTACTCATGGAAGCTTAATGGCGAATGGACTTACGGAGTAGGTGGGGATGGTATTGCTGATAACGAACTTGGTGTAACTAACTTCCTTGTTCAACAAATGATTTTAGATGCTAGAGGAACTGATCAAGAATATGTAACTAACTTCTGGTTAGCTAGTGATGTAAACTTAGAAGCTTATGGATTAACCCTAGAGCAAATTGCTGAAGCATGGGGAACAACAACAGAAGAACTAAAAATTAATACAGCAAAAGCTAAAAAAGATAAGAAGAAAAAACAATCTACTGGATCTTTCTTTGCACCTAAAGATGTTGTTCGTATAGGTGACGAGGATCCAAACCAAGTTAGACAAGGTCAGACTAGGGGACCTAATTTTAGAAACAAAACTCGTACTGCTTCTTTACTCGGTGGAAGTGTAAATAGACAAACTTTAGTGGGATCATAATATGGCTGATGAAGAAATAATAGATGTAGAGCCATCTATAAACGAAGATACAAAAAAAATAGCTTCTAAACTTTTAGATAGGCTTTCTTCTTTAGAAGAGCAAAGAGAATCTTGGGAAGATCATTGGCAAGATGTAGCTGACTATATTGTACCAAGAAAAGCAGATTTTACTCGCACAAGATCTGCTGGCGATAAAAGAATGGATAAGATCTATGATGGTACTGCAATACATTCTTCTGAACTTTTATCAGCATCTATTCATGGCATGTTAACTTCTGCATCAACTAACTGGTTTAATTTATGCTACATGAACTTTCAGTTAACTTTAATTGATGAAGCAAAGGAATGGTTAGAAGAAGTAGAGTCAATTATGTATGCTCATTTTCATAGATCTAACTTTCAAGAACAGATCCATGAACTTTACCATGATCTAATAACTTTTGGCACAGCCGTAATTTATGTAGAAAGTAATCCTGAATCTGGCTTTCGTTTTGAAACAAGACATATTTCTGAATGTTTCTTAGCAGAGAATAGCGAGGGCAGAGTCGATACTGTTTATAGAAAATATAAAATGTCTGTTCGTTCTGCTCAAAAACTTTTTGGTGAAGAAGCATCCTCTCGTATTAACAAATTAATGAAAACAAATCCTTATGAGGAAATTGAAATTGTTCATGTTGTTATGCCAAGAGATGAAAGAGATATAGAAAAACTATCCTCTGAAAACAAACCTTTTGCGTCTATCTATATAGATCCGGAATAGAAAGTAATTATAAAAGAATCTGGCTTTGATGAGTTTCCTTACATGTGTCCACGATACTTAAAGGCAAGTTTTGAAACTGGTTATGGAAGATCTCCAGCCATGCAATCACTACCTGATGTAAAGATGTTAAACAAAATGAGTGAAGTAACAATTCGATCTGCTGAGAAACAAGTGGATCCTCCTCTTATGCTACCTGACGATGGTTTTATGTTACCAATACGAACTGTTCCCGGTGGCTTAAATTTCTATAGAAGTGGAACAAGAGATAGACTAGAACCTTTACAAACTGGATCTAACAATCCTCTTGGTCTGCAAATGGAAGACCAGAGACGACAAGCGATAAGATCTGCGTTTTATGTCGATCAATTGGTCATGGGGGCTGGTCCTCAAATGACGGCTACTGAGGTGGTTGCAAGGACCGAAGAAAAAATGAGACTTCTTGGTCCAGTCTTGGGGAGATTACAGGCTGAATTGCTCCAGCCCCTTATCAACAGATGTTACAATATATTATTGAGACAAGAACAATTACCACCACCACCACAAATTATTGCTGGTCAGGATATTGATATTGAATATGTATCTCCATTAGCTAAAGCACAAAGACAAACAGATGTTCAGGCAACTATGCAAATGCTTCAGGTTGTCCAGCCAGTAGCTCAAATAGATCCTACTATTATTGATCACTTAGATGGTGATGGCTTAATCAAACATCTACTAAAAAGCTTATCAATACCAGCTTCAGTAATACGATCAGAGGATGAGATACAAGCTAAGAGAAATGAGAAACAACAACAAGCTCAAGCTCAACAACAAATGCAACAGCAGATGCAACAATCTGAGGTAGCGAAAAATACAGCTCCTATGGTTGAAGCTGTAAACCAAATGGACACAGAGGAGATCTAAATGGAAGATATAGTAAGCCCTGAAGAAGAGCTAAAAAGAATGCATGTAATGTATGCAAATTTTAGCGAAAATGCGATTGGTCAAATTGTTCTCGATGATTTGAAAAAAAGATTTCATTACAATTCGACAACAGTCAAAACAGGCACAATAGATTCACACGAATTAGCATATGCAGAAGGTCAGCGATCTGTAGTGTTATTTCTCATAGCTATGGGAGAAATTGGTAAACAAGCTGAAAAATAAAATAGGAGAATAAATAAAAATGTCTGAAGAAGCGCAAGTAACTGAACAGGCAACTCCAGTAGAAGCCCCAGTGGAATCTACGGAGTCTGTCAGTCAAGAGCAAGTATCAGAATCTTCTTGGAGGGATAATCTTCCAGAAGATATTAGAGATCACAAATCAATATCTCATTTCACCGATGTAGGAGCATTAGCAAAAAGTTATATGAATGCTCAGAGTATGATTGGAAAGGATAAAATAGTTATTCCGGGGCAATCAGCTACAGAGGAAGAATGGAGAGAGACTTATACAAAGCTAGGCTTACCAGCCACCAGTGGCGAGTATCAGTTTGATTCAAATGCTGGTCTAGGTGAAAACATGGAGGTAGATGAAAATCTAATTGGCTGGTTTAAAGATGTGGCACATAAGGTTGGATTAAACAACAGCCAAGCACAATCTTTAATTGAACAGTGGAATGCTAACAATTCTGAAATGGCAAGTATGAATGAAGAAACTGCTCGTCAATCTCAGGAAGCATCTGCTAAACAACTTCGACAAGAGTGGGGGCAAACTTATGACAATAAGTTAGCCATGTCACAAAATGTCATAGATAAATTTTTTACTGGAGACAAAGAAACTTTATTTGAAACTTCACTAGCTGATGGAACTAGACTTGGTGATAATGCTGAGTTTATTAAAATGATGGCTGGTGTAGGTGAGTTTATTAACTCACGAATAGGTGAAGATTCTATTGATGGGTTACAAGGTACAACTGCCTATAATCCAACTCAGTTAGAGGATGAATTGAAAAAGCTACAAGATCTTAACGGACCTTATGGCGATAAAAAACATCCTGAACACGATTCTTATGTAAGAAAGGTTTCGGAATTATACGAACAACTATATCCTGAAACCCAGTAGATAAGCGCAAGCCCTACTATCCTTACAAGATTAGGACAAGCTGAAAAGCCCCTCCGATAGCAGACGGATTCTGCATTCCTAAAACTTGGTCCATATTTATATGGGTAGCCTACTTAATTTTTTTTTAATCACAACTATAAGAGGTAAGTAATGTCTAATCAAATTACTACAGCATTTGTACAACAATTTAGTGCAAATATTCAGCTTCTTTCTCAACAGAAAGTAAGCTTACTTAGGAGTGCAGTTAGAGAAGAAAACATCAATGGCGAGAAAGCCTTTTTTGATCAAGTGGGAAGTACCACGGCTCAATTAAGAACATCTCGACATGCAGATACTCCTCTGATTGAAACCCCTCATGCTAGGCGCATGGTCCTCACTTCAACTTATGAAGTAGCTGATTTAATAGACGATGCAGATAAAGTCCGTCTATTAACAGATCCTTCCTCTACTTATGCAAAAGCTATGGCTGGTGCAATGGGTAGAGCTATGGATGATGCTATTATCACAAGTGCAACAGGATCAGCCTTAACTGGAAAAACTGGATCATCTTCTGTAGCATTACCGGGTGGTAATGTTATAGCAACTGGTGGTACTGGCTTAACAATTGCGAAACTTGTTTCTGCTAAAAAGAAACTTGATGAAGGAAATGTTGATCCATCTATCACAAGATATATTGCTGTTTCTCCAGAGCAAATTGAAGACCTATTAAATTCAACAACAGTAACTAGCGCAGACTTTAACACTGTTAAAGCTCTATCAACTGGTGAAATTGATTCATTTGTAGGCTTCAAATTTATCGTAACCAATAGACTTGGTTTAGACGGATCTGACAGAAAATGCTTTGCATGGGCTGAAGATGGTCTTCTATTGGGTGTTGGCAAGAATGTAACTTCTCGTATCGAGGAAAGAGCAGACAAGTCATACTCAACTCAAGTTTATTATTGTGCTGACTTTGGTGCTACCAGAATGGAAGAATCAAAAGTCGTACAAATCAACTGTGCTGAATAGGAGGTCTAAATGGCTAGTGTTAAAGCAACAAATATAACTAACATTGACGCATCTCCTTCTGTCTTAGCAAATGCTAGTGAAGTACACGGAGCAGTAAGAGTGTTTAAAGATACTTATGAAGCATCTTCACTCGGAGCTGGTTCTGACATCACAGTAGCAAGACTCCCAAAAGGAGCTAAAGTAGTGGACATCCTCGTTAAAGCTGATGCTTTAGGTGGATCCGTTACTCTAGCTGTTGGTGACTCTGCTGATGCAGATCGCTACATCACAGCAACAGCAATGAATACTGGAAATAAAGGTATTTCATTAGGTGTTGATGGTGTAATCGGTGGTATCGGTTATGAGATTGGTGATGTAACAGACATATTGATTACAACTGCTGGTGGCTCTGCTTCTGGCACAATCACAAGTGTCGTTTACTACACAGTTAGTTAATAACTAAAGAATATGGGAGGAAGCGATTGCTCCTCCCATATTTACATAAGGATTTATTATGGCAACTTCAGATGTAGATATATGTAATTCAGCCCTCAATATGATAGGGGCTTCGACAATACTATCATTAACAGAAGACAGTAAGGTAGGTCGTATCTGTAACCAAAGATACCCACATGTAAGAGATGCCGTTTTTAGGGCGCATCCATGGAACTGTTTAATAAAAAGAACACAATTGCCAGCAGACACAACTGCACCAGATTGGGAATTTGCTTATGCGTATTCTTTACCAGCAGATTGTTTACGAGTTTTAAGATTAGAATATCTTGATACTGTTTATAAAGTCGAAGGCAAAAAAATTGTAACAGACGAAGGCGCACCATTAAAGATACAATATGTTGCGAAAGAAACCGATCCAATGCAATACGATGAATTGTTAGTAGAAGCTATAGCATCAAGATTAGCTTCTGATATTGCATACCCTGTTATCGGATCTAATACTTTATCAGCTCAGATGATGGATATTTATATGCTCAAATTATCTGAAGCAAGATTTGTTGATGCAACAGAAGGAATGCCGGGAGCTACTGATAATGTAGCCGATACTGGATCCTTGCAAGCAAACACATTTATTAATTCAAGAAGGTAATAATGGCAAAATCTTCACCATCATTTAGTGCTTTTACATCTGGAGAGTTAAGTGAAAAAATGTCAGGTAGAACTGACTTAGAAAAATATTTCACTGGTGCTACTCAAATGAAAAATTTACTTGTGCATCCTCATGGTGGTGTATCAAGAAGACCCGGAACTATATTTGTTAATGAAGTAAAATCTTCTGCAAATGCTGTTCGTCTTATTCCTTTTGAGTTTAATGTTACGCAAACTTATATCTTAGAGTTTGGTAACAACTATATTCGTTTTTATCGTGATGGAGGAGTTATTGTCGATGGTGGAAATACCATTGTCGAAACAGCCACGACATACACATCTGCACAATTATCTGATATTAAGTTTGTTCAATCTGCCGATGTTATGTATCTAGTACATCCAGATCATCCTGTTAGAAAACTTACAAGAACAAGTCACATTAACTGGACCTTGACTGAAGTTATTTTCAAAAATGGTCCAATGATGGATATTAATTTAACAGCAACTACTATGCGAGCTTCAAGCCGTACTGGTACTGCTTTTATTTATGCAAGCGATGTTGTTGGCATAAACGATGGTCAAGGATTTTTAAGTACCGATGTAGGAAGGCTTATTAAGGTCCATGATGGTATTACAAAAATCACATCATTGGTAACAACAACATTATCATCTGGTATAAACAACTCAGCTACTTCATTTAACATTGCAAGCAATACAGGATTTCAAACAGACAGTCCCGGTGGGTATTTTCAAATTGATGATGAAATTATTAAATATAATTCTATGTCTGGAGGATCTGTTAACAATGGAGTGCAAAGAGGACAATTAGGTACAACTGCCGTAGCGCATAATTCTGGTGCTACTGTCACAAGCTTAACTTCTGTTAATACAACTATTCAAGAAAACGAAGATAACAGAACAGAGTTAATGCCATTTATTAGTAATAGTAAAATTAGCTTTGCAGAAGGGGATCCATCCTCAACTGGGCTAGAGCATAATGATAGAATAGTTAACAGCGAAAAGAATTTTGTTACTGAAGGATTTAAAACAGGAATGTCTATTGAGGTTGCTGGGGCGCAAAATAATGATAACAATGCAACAATAGGAAGCTCAAGTTATCCACCTAAATTAATTGTGCAAGCTACAGAAGATACAGTTTTATTAGCTCCTTCCGATGATCTTGTTAATGAAGCAGTAGGACAAGCTATAGCTATTAATGGTGCTTTAGAAGATGATTTAGATTGGTCAATGGGAGCATTCTCATCAACAACTGGTTATCCAAGAGCAATAGCTTTTTATGAGGAGAGATTAGTTTTAGCTGGTACAAATTCAAACCCTCAAACTTTATTTTTTAGTAAAGGTGGGGACTTTGAAAACTTTGCGTCTGGTGTAGCTGATGACGATGGATTAATTTATACGATAGGATCTAACCAAGTAAATGTTATTCGATATTTATCATCAAGTAGCTCTCTTCTTGTTGGAACATCTGGTGGTGAATTTGCTGTTAGATCTTCTGGATCTGATGCACCTCTATCACCAACATCTGCACAGATTAAAAGACAAGCCTATTATGGAACATCGAATGTCAGTCCTATACAAGTAGGTAATGTTACTTTGTTTGTACAACGAGCAAGAAGGAAGGTTAGAGAGCTAGTTTATAGCTTTGATACTGATTCATACACAGCTCCAGATTTAACTATTATGGCAGAACATATAACGGCATCTGGCATTAAAGAAATGGCACATGCTCAAGAGCCAGATAATACAATCTGGTGTGTTTTAAATAATGGCAAGCTTGCGTGTATGACTTACCGAAGAGAAGAAAATATTGTCGCATGGCATGAGCATACTCTTGGTGGATCTTGGACTGATACATCTGTATCACCAAATATAACTTATAATTATGGTGTTGTTGAGAGCATTGCAACAATTCCCGGTGAACTAGATGAAGACGATATTTATGTTGTTGTAAAAAGAACTATAAACGGAGCAACAAAAAGATTTGTTGAACGATTTAACTTTTTTGATTTTGGAACTGATGTAAAAGATGCTTTCTTTGTTGATTCTGGATTGTCTTCTTACACATCAAATGCTTTTACATCCTTTTCTGGTCTTGGTCATTTAGAAGGGCAAACACTATCTGTACTAGCTGATGGATCTACGCATCCTGATGTTGTTGTATCAAGTGGATCTGTTACTTTAAATAGATCTGCAAGGACTGTTCACTTTGGGTTAAAATATACATCTACACTTCAGACTATGCGAGTAGATGCTGGAGCAACTTTAGGAACATCACAAGGTAAAACAAAAAGGATCTACGATGTTACTATACGAT